CTTGTATCCGCCAACGCGTGACCATGTAGCAGCTGTATCAGGAGAAATACCCTGATATGCGACTACCTGCCCTTCATCAGTGATGAATACGCACTGCTCAGACAAGCCACCATCGCCAGACGTATCGAGCGACCAACTTGTGCCGATTAGGAGCTTACCACCTTCTGAGAATTCCCCGCCCATGGGAAATGGTGTTGCAACGCCTCCTATTTTGTCTGCCGGAAGATACCAAGAATTTAGGCTTTCTTTCTCAATGAAAAATAGACGGTTCTTGTAGCTCCAGACATATGATAAGGAGCTAGTATCAACGCCTGTGATGCCAACGTAATATGGTTGAGGCGTTCCGTCAGCCGTTGCAGATCCTGATGTGGATGAGATTATTTCGTTGTTCTGAAATGTGCCAACTACATCGGTAATGTAGAGAACGCCGGTAGTCCCCGAATCTTCAACGTGCACGATAGACGCGGTTGCGCCCGATGTGCCGCCTGTCAGAGTCTCATTCTCAACGAACGGTGCTGTTTCTGCATCGTACAGCAGCATGTAAATGTCGCCGTCATCAATCGCAAACCACTGATCGCCATCGAATAGCTGCATTGGATCTTGACCATTTACAGCGACGAGATAAACACCGCCAGTCGTAGCGAACTGCGTCACAATCCAGTCGCCACCAGACAAGCCCTCAACAACCTCTAGACCGCCTGTCGATAGCTGCCCTATATAATCACCCCCATCAGTGATTATTTCATCAGAGCCAGTCGATAAGCGGTAATTCATAGGCGATGACACAACGGTAATGTCATAGATCGTCGTTGCTGTAGACGCGAATAGCCGCTTGTTATTGCCATTGTTGTAGTCAAAAATAGCAGTTACCGGCAGATCGCCGCCGCCAAGTGTGGCATACAAAGATGACCCGCGACGAATCTCAATTCCTGTAGCGGTAGGGAAAAAGTTCTCAAGAACCTCAGCGCCTTGAAGAGATTTAGGTGCACTGATTGCAAGGTTCTGGTTCGCAATCCACCCGGAAGTAGGCGCTGCAAACATTTTCAGTGCAGACGTTCTTTGACGAACCAGCGCCTTGCGCATTCTAAACTCCGAGATTTCTAGGATAGGCCCACTGCGCATTGTAATCTACAATGGATTTACCCATACGGACAATGCGAGAACCTTTATCTTCACCGGATATCTGCTGAATACGGATTTCATAATTTTGCAGGTCTTCGGCGTAATCCAGACGCTTCATTGCCCGCCAACGCCAGATAAGCGCCAATGTGATCAGTGATTCATCGAACAGGAATTTATCGCTGTCTTTCTCAAACTGGGCCTTACGAATGCCAGTTTCACCATCGATTACTGCATTCTTTGAGACATAGTAAAATTCAGCAGTTGTCCCGGCGTCCACAGGCGGAATAAACTGCATCTGACCGCCAAGCATAATCCAATAGCCTGGAGACGGAGATGCTAGACCATTAACAAGGTCATTCCAGAAATTGAGATCCGGTGCGTCAACATAACCCCACGTGTACCAGTTCATGCGGCCAACATCGCCATTCTTTGGCATACGGTCGTAATCATCCGGTAGGTCAAAGGCGGATGTGACACCGTCTCCAACCATCTGCTTTTGCTTGATCAGCGCCCGCCAATCACCGTATTTAACAATGTCCCTCACCACCTCATTAGCAAGGTCAACCATCTCCTGCTCAAAGTCACCTGTACTTGAGAAGAAGACGGATGGTTTCTTGATGCTGAGACGAATAGCCGCCGACTGAGCGGCTGTTAGAAAGGACATGGTTATTCCTTATCGGTTGTCAGCTCTTGAGCCATGCTGAGAAGTGTCTGGCGCGTGCTGTTGCCATGTGGTCGTGCGCCGGAACGCTCAGCAATATAAGCGCGCAACTCGCCATCGCTCATACCCTCAAGAGAAGGGCCGTAACCGAGATTTTCCGTAACGCGCTCGTTATCGAGAACCTGACGGAACTGTGTTTGCTCGGCCTTCATGCGCTCAACCTCAGCTTTATAGAACTCAAGTTCAGATGCCATCTTAGTGACATTGGCAGAACCGGCAGCGTTATCGAGATATGCGCGGGCCTGATTCTTCCATTCGCGGCCACCCTGACCCAAAGCCTTAAGCGGCTGTCCATCAAGATCAGCGAGAGCTTCAGCAGTGAATACGTTCTGCGCCTTCAGTTCCTTGACCTTTGCAGGTGTCAGGAATGAGAGTGCTTCAATAGGTGTGCCGCTCTTTGTCTGGCGGATACCCTTCTTGAACTGCTCATACTGCTTGGCGTATTTCTCTGCATATGTTCCGGGTCGTGTTAGGCCCGTATCTGGGTCTTCGATGCCGCCAGGAACTTCGGCTTGAGCCGGGAATACTGGAGCCTGCAATCGGTCGCCGCTCATATGGATGCGAACAACTTCTAGGTCGTCAAAGATTGGACGGCCTTCCTCTTTCGAGCGGCCTTCATTCACTACCGGGAAATTCTCAAAAGTCGCAATGATGCGGCTGTCTTCTTGTGCCATCTGTTTTATCCTTAGTTGCCTGAAAGGAAGAAAGGGGCCATTACAGCCCCTTATTGAGTGTTAGACTGCGGTCTTCTTAAACCACGCGTACTGGTTAATTGGAACCCCGCCAGTGATCGTAGGAGCAGTCCATGCACCCGCACCAGTAGCCATTGTCATGGCAGGTTCAGTGAGGATGGTAACGGCACCAGACGCGATTGCAGCCGATGCCTGAGCAAAGATGTAGTCATGGCCGTCAATAGCCTTAAATACAGTGCCAAGCTGCGGCGAAGGAACTGCACGACCGCTGTCATAGTACGGAAGAGTACCGACAAGGCCAGCGTTGGTGTTAAGCGATCCGCCAAGGGATGGAGTAGATTGAATAGGCATTTATTGCTCCTTACGCAGCAGGATTTGAGTCGTACAGACGCCAATTGAACAAAGGATTCGTCATCGTCAGTTCACCCATCCAACCAATAAACTGGGCAATTGCGTCCTGATTAATTGGCATCATGCCATCGCCAGGGAACAACTTGTCCATGTTACGGAGAGGATTGACGCGCAGACGAAGCGTATCAGAGTTCAAGCCAAACGTGGTGTTTGCTGGCATTGCAGAACCGATACCCGAACCCATGACAACCGAAACTTCACGACCAGCACCAATGTAGGCAAGGTTGTTGAAACCAAGACCGTTCATTGTGGCAGTGCCGCGCATGTCGGTGATACGCTGTGCAGCAACCAACGAAGCGTCGTATGCGGCATAGTGTTCAGCAGACATAAGCAGGATGTCAGCAGACTGACGGCCACGCGAACGCTGAAGGAATATCTGCGTCAGGAATGGACGGATTGTGGTGGAGTTAACCTGCGTACCAATGGCAGTGTTGAACGAGTTCGCATCAAACGAAGTCGTACGCCACAGTGCATAAGTAGCACGATCAATGCCGCCATATGTGCCGGTGTTCGTGACGATAGGAACAGCAGCAGCAAGACCAGTGATCTGCTTACCGTTGTTTGCCGTACCATCAGAATAAAGGCCGGTTTCCAGCGTTTCTGTCAGGGTCGTTTCAGCGACATCCATGTAGGATTCGAGAACGTCCATGATCTGGTTTTCGCCAGCGTTGTTCAGGATTTCTTCATTTGTCAGCGAGATTGGAACAGCCAGCATCTTAGGCGTCCAATAGGCGTCATTGAAGAGTTCGACAGGTGGGTTGTCGAGGAAGTCATAACCGGAATACCACTGACCAGTAGGCTTGCCGATCTGGAGCGTCTGGCGGATACGTGGGCCGGAATAGTTCTTGATCAGACCCTTACGCTTCATCAGCGCGAAGAGTGCAATCTGATTGGAAACGAGGTCTTCATAGCCGGAAGAACGCTCTTCCAGTGCCATGGAAAGCACCTGCTGATAGTGTGAAAGTGGGTTAATAGGCATTATCTGTCCTTATGCGTTACCTGCACGGGCCATTGCGCGTTGCAGTGCTTCACGATTGGTTTTTGGGACAGGATGCTTAGACGCGGGGCTGATACCATTTGTCGGCGCTCCTGACACCGATTTCGAACCTGCTGGATTTAAAGCCGGTGCCTGGGTATGAGCCGCTGCACTTTCAGCCGGTATGAGCGGCTGGCTGGAGGTCTGTGAACCAGCGTTTGAGGCTGGCTTGAACCGCTTAACGTATTGGTAAGCGGCCTCTAGGTCTTTTACTATACCTTGTTCGATGACAAAAGCAATATCATCGGAATAGTCGGCAGCATCTTCGTGCTGAGAGAAGAAATCCTGCACAAGCTTAGGAACCTGTGCTTCGGATTTCATGCGGGTAATCTCTGCCTCAAGCTCACGAACGCGACTATGCGCCTCCTGAACCTGTTGGTTAGGATTCTGACCCATGATATGTGCAGCAACAGCCTGTAGATTGAGGCCGAAATGGTCTGTGATCTTCTTCAAGCCCTGAATAGGATCGCGGGAGAATGTTTCCTCAATTTCCTTGATCTG